ATTTAAACTCAGTTTTGTCCATACATCACCTCACGCACGTTGAATGCCACGGGGGTCTTCGACCACCGCTTCGACAGAATCGTCGTTAATAATCCGAAACTCTCGGTCATGGATCTTGATACGTGTGCCAGTATTAGCGCGGGTAATAATAAAATCCCCCGGTTTACACCACGGCCCCGTAGGGAACCGATTTTGATCAGCATAAGCCATATCACCTAGTGCTACAACAAAAAGCACGTTACTTAGTAACTCTTCATACTTCACCGTGGTATCCGCTTTAATAATCCCACTGTCAAACTTGTTCTCGATGTTAGGTAAAGTACAAAGAATCTTATACCCCTTCACAATCGGTAGTTGTTTGGCTTTTTGCTGAACATCTTCAATTACTGCTTCTGCTGCTTCAATCATTTTCAAATTCCTCATAACGTTGCACAAGGTCTTGTACTTCCATCCTTGCACGGCGTAGACCTTGGATTACGCCACACAAATTCCGATATTCAGCAAAGTCTTTACAACTTCCTTCTGCCATAGCATCACTTACTTCCCGCTCACGGTCTTTGAGCTTGTTAAATAAATGGTCTAACATCTGTTTTTCATATGTCATTAACTACCCCGCTTCATCGCTGATTTAAGAATGTCAGCTTGGATTTTCTTGTCATCCCTACGATCTTGGCTTTGTAGGCGTATATTTTCTTTTTGCGCTTCAAGCTGAATACGCTCTCTTTCATTCTGTAACCTACCTTGAGCTAGCGCCACATCCGCCTGATCCTTAGCAGCTTTACGCTGCTGCTCCATACCTTTGATTTGAAGCTCTTGTTGTTGCATCTGTACCAGCGGGTCTTGTGCAATTTGCTGAGCTTGCTGCTGCGCGGCTTCGGTTTGATGGATCTGTAATACTTGTTGTGCAGCTTCAGCGATATACCGTGCCATTAAGAGTTCATCTTGTTCAGAAAGTTCCTGCTCAGGTCCGGGTAGTGGTGCGCCAACACGTTGTTCAACTTCTTGTCGGTACTGGAACCCTAAATGCTCGGCAACGTGAGCCATCATTGCTGCTTGCAACTGCTGACCTATAGGATTCTGCCCAACCATCTGAGCAATCTTTGGGTCTTGCAAAAAGGACATATGCGTCGTGATATGCGCTTGATGATCCTGATAAATAAACGCTTTTAACGGCACACCTTTCAGCCCATTCATATTCTCAGTGACTGGGTCTTTGGGTTTCTGGTCATCGGGCAGCGGTACAAGTTTGTCGGCGTTAGGAATACCCAGCACATCAAGCATTTGTCTGTGCAAGCGCGGGAGGTCATATAACTGAGGTGCCCCTTGCGCTAACTGCAACGCAGCTTGATACTGCACAACCCGCTGAGCCATTGTCGAGGCATTAGGATCAGATACCGGAATTACTTCTACGATGTCATAGTCTTCAGCTTTAACTTGTGGTGTGCCATCCTGCGGCACGTAGCTGTAATCAGGTGCTGTGTATTCCCTAATAATTTCTTTGAGCAGCTTGAACTCTTCTTTCATCGCCGCATGGATGCGAGCCTGCACCGCACCCATCGTCTTTAACTGCCGCTCCAAGAGAGCTAGCGTCGTACCCACTGGAGCCTGACTCGACATATCGCTGATCTTCATATCAGCCATACCACTGAGCCGTCGCGCTTCTTCAGTGATCTGATTCAACAACGCAAGGAGAACTTGGCTGGGTTCTTTATAAGGCAGTGGGAGAATGTTGTCTCTGATCGCACCCCCCGGCACGTCCACATCTCGCCATTCACCCGGAGCAATCGGTGTGTCATCACCTTTAATTCTCAACCCACGAGCTTTAAGTCCGCCGGGAAGATTAGAAAGTGATCCTGCATCCACCAACTGACGAATCAGCATAGTGCCTGCCGTGGCGTAACCACCGATAATATGAATCAACCCAAAGCCATAAGCCCCAAAGCCGGGGATGTACATATAGTGTACAAAGTGCTGGCGTGCACGTTTTTGCCTATCGTCTTCTTTATAATTTCTGCGAATTGCCAGAATTTTATTAGTGCCTTTATCGATTGTGATGACATAAGGCAGTGGCAGTTCTTCTTCATACCCCGGCAAGTCATACTCAATATGCACTTCGCATATTTGATACCGCTCATCTTTAGTCTGCTCAACACCTTCTTTCTGGGCTTTAGCCTTTTCAATGTCTGTTTGGTTTGCGTATGGCTCTCCAATATCAACATCACGATAAAGCCCACTGACCTGTAGCCGTTTAATATCATTCTTTGTCTTACGCATAATGTGCGTAAGGCGGTCGGTGCGGCGTATGTTGGTTACACCATAAGGGAGGATGACATCCTCAGCAGGTACATAAAATGAAACTTGGCGCTCTAATGACGGGTCGTAGTAGACCTTCTTAAATGACGAGCCAGCCAGCGCCACACCCCATAACGCACGTTCGTGCTCTGACCGATACTCAGGCATCTTGTCAGTAAGCTGGTAATTCATATCCGCCTGAACCCGTCTACCGGCTTCTTCGATCTCTGGGTTCCACTGCCCAATAATGCTTGTCTTAACAGGACCAGCCGCAGGAAATGTCTCCATAATAGATTCGCTCTGGAAGCGAATCGCTGCTTCAGTCAGCAGCGTAGAGAACACACCACACGCACCATCCCAAGGCTCAGTCACCTCGTCGTACCGCAGCCCCAAAACATCAAGCCCTTTTACATAAGTATCAACCCAATCTTTGCGGCTATTAATATCAGCATCAACCAATTCCATAATCTCAGAAGCAATCTTTTGTAGATCAGCCTCCGACATAAAATCGGCTAGATTAGAGTCGAATTGCTCTTCCCCATCTTCTCCTCCGGGTTCAATTTCAATCTCTACTCCGCCCATACCAATCCTTACAGCTTCGGGATCTTCGATTTCAATCTCGATAGGCGCTTCTTCAACCGCCAAGGCTTCAAGCCCTTCAGGTGCACTGTACAAACTTTTATCAATAGCCATGATTCATTCCTAATTCAAGTAGTAACCGCGCTTAGCACCACGGAATCCACGGAAGTATTGCACCTCATCGGGCTCATCAGTGGGGAGACGTAAAAAGCCGCCATTTCTAAAACGTGCTAATGCTAACGTAGATGCGTCCACATAGTCATCATGCTCGCCTGCGGGGAAAGCTGCAATTTCGTCAATTAGTTCTTCTGCCCATCTGGTGTTTGGAACCCACACCCGCCCTGACTGAATGATGTCTGATACTGAATTAAGCCTAGTTATTTTGTCGTTACCCTTGCTGGGGGTGAACTCTGACACCGGCACACCCATTCGCCGCAACTCTTGATAGAGCGAGATACCCGATACCTTTTTCTCCACAATCAGCGCATCAGGTTCGTACTCCTTATGCAACTCAAGCACTTTCTTTTTCAGCTCAAAGAACTCAAGCCTTGCTTTATAAGCATCTAGAAGAATGATGTTGGTCTCACCTTCCTCAGTCGTCCAAACACCCCACGTTGTACACGCAGAAAAGTCCGAACGATTAGTCGTTTCATACGCCGTATCCCACGACTGAATAATGAAATCACATCTTGGAGGGTCATCTTTCTCCCAAAGCTTCCACCATTCGCGCTTAACGATGGCACCTTCTTCAGAAGTTGGCTGTTGCTGGTACTGAGCCTGCCATTTTGAGTTAGGAAGTTCCTCTTTTAGTGCAGAAAGCTCGTCTAACGACCAAAATTCAGGCCAAAGTGGGTTCCCAGAGGGCAAAATCGCAGGAAATTCGATCACTTCCCACTCATCACCCCCTCTTTGCAGTGAATTTTTAATAACTTGGCCCGTTAAATCCCTCAAACCCCACCGAGTCATCACAATAACAATCGATCCCCCCGGTTGCAGACGCTGTCTTGGGCCTGATGTGTACCACTCGTACACTTTGTCGTAAATCTCTGGGTTGGTTGCAGCCAGTGCAGCCTCTTGTTCTGAGTGTGGGTCGTCAATGACTAACAAATCCGCACCCTTACCTGTCACCGCACCACCTACACCAATAGCAAAGTACTCACCAGCCTTGTTTGTGTTCCATCGACCGGCAGCTTTGGAGTCGGCTTGCAGTGAAACACCAGGAAAAATCGTCGAATAAACATCAGAATCCACAAGATTTCGCACTTTTCTGCCAAAACCAACAGACAATTCTGCTGTGTGCGCTGTTTGAATAACCTTCTTATTAGGAAACTTTCCTAAAAACCAACTAGGTAAAAGGTATGAAGCAAACTCTGATTTAGTATGGCGGGGCGGCATATTAATAATTAACCGCTTTGTTTTACCTTCTGCCACTCTTTCAAAAGCAGCAGCCATTC